TTCGCTTACCGAGTCAAATGTCCCAACGAGACAACCCAAGGTTTTATTGAGATACTTTTCTGTCGCGTCGCGGTATTTTTTTGTCGGTTGCATCTCGACTACTGCGCGAATCTGTTTTCTACTCATCAACATTTTCTATCCTTAATTTTTTACAATTGTAAATTCTAAGCCTGCCAGAGCATTCTAGCAGGCCATTGGTTCCCAAGTCTACTTGAGTGCCGCCATCAACTGCTTGGCGATCTGTGCTTGTACCTCGGGCGATGCCGCCGATGCCTTGTTAAAGAATTCAATCAGCACCGGATCAACTAAGCCGCTGGGCGCTCCAGTATCGGTCGATTCCTCTTCGCCTTCGCCTTCTCCTGATCCACCAGCACTTGGCTTGCTTGGCTTTTTCTCGGTTTTGGTCGCTTCACGCGCCGCTTTTATTTCATCAATCATATCGACGTAGCACTCCGGCGATCCCGTGAAGTCTTTGCAATATCTGGCAAATTCCGAGAGTGTGACATTAATTCGAGTGCATCCCTTTTGCTTGCTCATTTCGCTGGCATTCTTAAATCCGGCTGCGTTAACGAATGCCGTTCTAAATGCCTTGAACTGCGCCGCGTCGTGGCCGTGGATCGCTGGTTTAAAGATCTCAAACAAATCACTCATTTGAATCTGAGCTTGGGTTTCGTTGGCGATCATCTTACGGACTAATTCGCGTGATGCCTTGGCTTGCTCGGCAGTCATGATCTCGTTTGCAATGGCTTTATTCAATTTCATTTTTATGTATCCCTACTTAGTTATTTATTTGTTATCAGTTATTAACCGATATGCAGATCCTGAACCTATGCAAACCGGATTGCAACCCCTCAAACGAAAATAAATGCATTTTTTTACAATTGTAAGATTATTTTTGTGTGCGTATGTATATAAAGGAAACAGTCGAGATGCTCATGCAATAAGTGTGCCAAGGTATGCCAAAGGGTACTTTAGCGATCCTCACACTTTGGCATACATCTTGCATATACTTGGGTATCCTTGAGCATGCAAGAGTCGTGCCAAGTCTACATGAGTTTTGCTCAAGTTAACATGAGGGTGGCTCATGTACAAAGGGACGGGGTGCCTGCGCGTGTGCTACTTTTTATTGTAGTTGGCACTCAGGTACATCAAAAGTAAAATTAGAAAAAATAGGTAAATGTGAGTATTCACTAACAAAGCCAAGTCCTTGAATACTAAGGAATAATCCAGCACTGTAAATTAACACGTAAAAGGACTTGACAAATGCTTAAAAGTATGCTATAATAGTTAAGTATTCTTAAGAACAACTAAGGCAAAATACATTATGAATGATAATGAACCACCTAAAAGGAAAAGAGGTAGACCTAAGAAAACCGATGTATCCTCAAGAGCTAGAGGAGGCAGGGGTAAAGTAGGTAGACCTAAAGGTGATGCTGGTATCATCAATGAGTATAAAGCTAGGATGTTGGCTAGTCCTAAGTCACGTAAGGTACTAGATGCTATCTTTGATGCTGCTTTAGATAATGAGCATAAGAATCAAGCAGCAGCTTGGAAACTAGTTATGGATAGGATGTTACCCTTAAGTTACTTTGAGAAAGACAGTGCAGGGGGTAGATCTGCTGTGTCCATAACGATTTCAGGTATAGGTGCAGGTACTGTAGAAACTGATGTTACACCTAACGAACCAATAGAAGGCGAGTTTAACGATGTTTAAGCACTTCAGTAGAGATGAGTTTGCTTGTCAAGCCACAGGTGAAAATGAGATAGAGGATGAACTAATATATGCCTTGGATGAACTTAGAGAGCACTGTGGTTTTCCTTTTGTTATCACAAGTGGCTATAGATCACCTGACCACCCTATTGAGTTAGGTAAGAAAAAACCGGGTACACATGCACAAGGCATAGCAGCGGACATAGCTGTGTCCTCTGGTCTACAAAGGTACACTATAGTAAAAAATTCTATTAAGCTAGGCTTTACTGGGATTGGTGTTGCCGGAGGTTTTGTGCATGTAGACATTAGAGCTACTGATACACCTGTAATGTGGACGTATAGTTAGTGCTTACTAACAAAGAGTATAAGAAGACTTTAGCACAACAAGAAGATCTAAACTGGGACGGAGATCCTGAGTTAGATGCTGAGTATGAGTGTGCTGAAGAGAAAGATTTAGACGAGTACGTCGTTAAATACTTTTACGATTAACCTAATAAGGAAACCCCAATGGCAATACCAGCACTAGTAGCAGCAGCAGCAAGATTCATTGCTCAGAAAGGTCTTAAAGAAGCAGGTAAAAAATATAGTAAAAAAGTTTTAGAAGAAGCTAAGAAGCATGTTAAAGATGTAGGGACTCCTAAAAAAGTACAGCAAAAACGTACAGAGAAAGCTACTAAAGGTCAAAGAACTTATCGTGAAGGTCAAAGAAAAAGCGGAACTGTAGGTGCTGGGCTAGGTGTAGCAGGAACATTAGGTACTCAAAAACTTTTAGAAAAAGAAAATAAGGGTAAGGTTACTACTAGAGGAACAAGAAAAGCTGCGTCTAAGCCTGCGGGTGCTCGTGTTAATCCTTCTGACTACCCTACTTACAAAAGAAACACTGAATCAGCTAAGTCATTTAGAGCAGCACAACGAGCAGCTAAAGCAAAAGGAAACAAGACATTTACTTGGGAAGGCAGACGTTACAACACTACTGAGAAGTAATGACTGATCTTAACATACAACTACTGGATTGGCAGCAACAAGTATGGGAAGACCCTACTAGATTTAAGATTGTAGCTGCCGGTAGACGTACAGGTAAGTCCAGACTAGCAGCTTGGATGTTGATTGTTAATGCTCTACAGGCAGACAAAGGCCATGTGTTCTATGTAGCTCCAACACAAGGACAGGCCAGAGACATCATGTGGCAAACACTATTGGAGCTGGCGCACCCTGTTGTAACTAATGCACACATAAACAACCTACAGATTAAGTTAGTCAACGGTGCAACCATTAGCCTCAAGGGTGCTGACAGACCAGAGACTATGCGTGGTGTGTCACTAAAGTTCCTAGTGATGGACGAGTACGCTGACATGAAGCCTGAAGTCTTTGAGCAGATCCTTAGACCTGCCTTGGCTGACCAGAAGGGTGCTGCACTGTTCATTGGTACACCTATGGGGCGTAATCACTTCTACGACCTGTACAAGTACGCAGAGCTAGAGGACGATGAGTCCTACACTGCATGGCACTTTACAAGTTATGACAATGAGTTGTTAGACCCAGATGAGATTGACCTAGCTAAGAAGTCTATGTCATCCTACGCATTCCGTCAAGAGTTTATGGCATCCTTTGAAGCTAGAGGCTCAGAGATGTTTAAGGAGGAGTGGGTTAAGTTTGGTGAAGCACCGGAGATAGGTGACTACTACGTTAGTATTGACTTAGCTGGCTTTGAGGACGTAAGTAAGAAGAGAACTAAAAACTCTAAGCTGGATGAATCAGCTATTGCTGTTGTGAAAGTAAATGAGAATGGTTGGCACCTAGAGAACATGATATATGGTCGCTGGGACTTAGCGGAGACAGCTAGAAAGATCTTTGAGGTTGTTAGAGACTACAGACCCATCAGTGTAGGTATTGAGCGTGGTATCTCCAAGCAAGCTGTAATGTCACCTCTAATGGACTTGATGAAGCAACGTGGTAGATTCTTTGTTGTAGAAGAACTAACACACGGTAACCGTAAGAAGACAGACAGAATCATGTGGGCGCTTCAGGGTAGGTTTGAGAATGGTCAGATTACTCTAGGGCAAGGAGAGTGGAATAGTAGATTCATGGATCAGTTATTCCAGTTCCCTGACCCGTTAACACATGATGACCTTGTGGATGCCTTTGCGTACACAGACCAACTAGCTAAAGTAGCGTATTCATATGACTTTGAGATTGATGATCTTGAGGTCTTGGATGCAGTAACAGGATATTAACATGGCGAAGTCAAAAGTAAATGCTGCTGGTAACTACACCAAACCCACTATGCGTAAGAACCTATTTAATAAAATCAAAGCAGGTACAAAAGGTGGCAAGGCTGGACAATGGTCAGCGAGAAAAGCCCAGATGTTGGCAAAAGAATACAAAGCCAAAGGTGGAGGTTACAAGTAATGGCTTTAGCTAAGTCACAAAAGTCACTAAAGAAGTGGACTAAGCAAAAGTGGCGTACAAAGTCAGGTAAGCCTAGCACTCAAGGAGCTAAAGCTACTGGAGAACGCTACCTTCCAGAGAAAGCAATCAAGTCTTTGTCTGCAAAAGAGTACGCAGCCACCACCAAAAAGAAAAGAAAAGATACCAAGGCTGGTAAACAACACTCAGCACAGCCTAAAAAGATAGCAAAGAAAACCAAACGCTCACGTTCAAGGTAAAAAAGTATGGATTACGGTGACAATGACGTTCTGTCTAGCGACGAACACCTAGAAAACTGGGTAATGGCTAAGTGTGACTCGTGGCGAGATCACTATGAGTCCAATTATGCAGAAAGATTTGAAGAATTCTACCGTTTATGGCGTGGAATCTGGGCAGCAGAGGACATGGAGCGCAAAAGTGAGCGTTCACGTATCATTTCACCCGCATTACAGCAGGCTGTAGAGTCCAGTGTAGCAGAAATTGAGGAAGCAACCTTTGGTCGTGGTAAGTATTTTGACATTACTGACGATCTAGGGGACGCAGAAGCACAAGATGTTGTGTATCTACGCACTAAGCTGCATGAGGACTTTGAGAAAACTCAAATACGCAAGCAAGTAGGCGAATGTCTCATCAACAGTGCTGTGTTTGGTACTGGTGTAGCTGAAGTAGTGCTAGAGGAAGTCAAAGAGATGGCTCCTGCTACACAGCCTATCATGGACGGACAGCTACAGGCAGTAGGCGTTAACGTCACAGACCGCACAGTAGTTAAACTGCGCCCTGTACTGCCACAGAACTTCCTAATTGACCCAGTAGCAACCTCCATACAGGACGCTATAGGCGTTGCTGTGGATGAGTTTGTGCCACGACACAAGGTACAACAGCTACAGGAAGAAGGTGTCTACAGGAGCGTGTACGTAGGTCAGGCGGCTAGTGACTACGACCTAGAGCCAGATCAAGACCTAACTAGCTACGATGAAGACAAGGTACGCTTAACCAAATACTACGGTCTTGTGCCTCGTTACTTGCTAGAGATTGGTGAAAAAGAAGCACTGCTTGACGATGACGAAGACATTGCTGATGTTGAACTAGAGGAACCAAAAAACGATGAAGATGCCAGCTATTACGTCGAAGCTATTGTGGTTGTGGCTAATGGAGGCATCCTACTAAAAGCAGAAGCTAACCCATACATGATGCAGGATCGTCCTGTAGTAGCCTTCCCTTGGGATGTAGTTCCCGGTAGGTTCTGGGGACGTGGTGTGTGTGAGAAGGGTTACAACAGCCAGAAGGCGCTTGACACGGAGCTTCGTGCCCGTATTGATGCCTTAGCACTGACTGTACACCCAATGATGGCTATGGACGCTACACGCCTTCCTAGAGGCT